TATAACTAATATAACAAAAATATCAATAATATAAAAATAAATTGTATAAATCAATTTTATAATATTATTATAAAATAACATTATTTAGTTATAAAACTAAAAGAATATATCATTTTTTTAAAATTATATTAAAAAATATATAATAAATAATATAGTATATATAATATAGTATATATAATATGTTTAGTTTATTAATAAATTTATTTGAAGGAAATATCTATAAACCGATTCCAATAATTAATGAAAGGGAAAAAGAGAGGATAAATGATATTAATAATTGTATATATATATTAAAAAAAATAAGATTAAGTTAAAATTTTATATATTTCAATTATGAAAACTATAGCACAAAACCATAATGAAATTAACCAATATGGTATAACAATTAATTCTTTTTTATAATAAAACCAAGTTTTATAAAAATATTTAATAAATATTATTTCACTTAAAATAGCAAAAAATGTAAGTAATAGATATATTAAAATATTTTTTTTATTTATTTTAAAAATATATAATGATAGTAATGCAATTAAAGTAATTAATAAAAATCTATAAAATGTATTTTTTATATATTTAAAAATACAAATAACAATTAAATAAAATAATAAAAGTATTAAATATCTATTATCTATATATTTCATAATTATATTCTATAATATTAAAGTATTATAATATTTTTTATTGTGAATATATAAATCCATGATCTTCGCGATCTAAATCATCCGGATCATTATCATCATTATTGTCAGTATTCATCCTAAATTCATCTTCACCATTATAAATAGGTATATCAGGATTAACATCTTGGTCGTCATTAAATATATTATCATCTAAATTTTCAACTCTAATACCAATTTTAGTAAGTTCATTAAAAACCTTTCTTTGTTCTTCAGTTTGTTTATCAAAAACATCTAATTTTCTATTTTTAAATTCTTCTCTCATTCTATTTAAAAAATCTTGATTTTCTTTAAAAGTTGGAATTTTAGAATAATTTAATAAATTCATAGTTTTTTTATGTATAATTTTAATTTTTTCTATATATTTATTATTGTCATCTGTATCTATATATAATTTCATTTTATCGCCTATAATATGATCCGGATTATAAGGACAACACATTGCTTTAACGCATATATATGCTTTTGCTCTTTGAATATCTGTTAAATCTTTATTATCAGTAATTTTATTAAGATTATTAAATTCTGATATTAAATATTTTATATATTTTATTGAATCATCTAATATATTATAATCAGTTTCATAATATGCATCATTATCATCTAAAGAATAAAATGATTTAGATAATATATATAAAGAATTATAAATAACTTGTTTATAATTAATACTATTAATATTATTTATAAAATGTGTAATTATAGTACTTTTTTTATTATTAATAGTATTAGTAAAATATTCTAAATATTTTTTTATAATTTTTATATATTCACTACTTCCATTTTTATAAATATTTATATAATTATTTTCTGTAAATAATCTATTTTGTTTATCATCATTAAAACTATTTAACCAGATATCATAATTAAAGTTTTCTGATGAATAAAAAATATCATAATTTAATTTAGTGTATTTATAATAATCATCAATATTATCATCTATAATTTCATCAAATTCTTTTTCTTTAAAAGGAATAAATGAATACTCTCTTGGTTTATTATTTTCTCTATTTTTTGCAAAATATGTTTTCGCTGCTAATAAATCGTTACGTTTACCAATTAAATCACTATCTGGAGAAAAGTCTTTATTTATTTGTTGTAAACAACAACCTAGTAAATATTTATGTATTCTATTATAATTAATACCAGGCATATATATTAATGCATTAACATAATTTGCTAACATTTTATCTTTTAAAGAAACTGTTTTAGTTTTTTTAAATTCATTTAAATTTTCAACTAAATTAACTTGATATTTTTTGCCTTTATTTCTATTAATTAAATTAGTTTTAAGATCAGTGCTATTTTTTTCTAATTCTTTTAATATATCATTATATTCTGTTTCTATTATTTTGGTAACTATATCAATTATATTTTTATCAATATTATAAATATTTATTTCTTCATTTTCTTGAAATATACTATTACTTATATCACATAAATAAATAGTTACACCTACTTTTTTATTTTTTACCAATGGATATCCAATATCAGACCATAGATGTATATAATTTAAATTATAATTATGCACATGAGTTCCATTTATAATAGAATTTTGTATTTCTAGAATCCATATAGCAAGAGCATGATTTATTAAATTTTTAATAACACTTATATGCAGTTCATTAAATTCAATTAACGATTCTAGTATTTTATCAATATTAGTATCAATATATTGATTTATTTGTAATTTAATTTGTAATTTTATATTTTTTATTGAATTAGAATCAGTTGTAAATATTTTACTATTTATATTACAAATATCATTAATAATTTTATCAGATATAGTGTTATCATATTCATGAATTTTATTTTTTAATATAAAAAATTTTGTTGGTAAATTATTGAATTTTTTATATAAATTATTACATAATATATTATAATCAATTTCTAATTTAGATTTATTTTGTATTTTATCAATTATTGGTAATATAATTTTAAGATATTCTTTAAATCCTTCAGCATATCTAAAATTAGGAGATTGAATATATTTATCAAATATATTAATATTATAATTAAAATAATTTAAATCTAAATTATCTATTTCATTCATATCATCTAAATCATCTTTATTATCATAATCTATAAATTGGTCTATATCATCATTATTATTATTATTAATATTATATCTGCTATTATCATTACCAACTTTAATTTCATATAATTCATTTGAAAAATCTAAAAATTTTAAGGGTGGTTGATACAAATTATAACTGAAATTACGCATTAATTCATATTTTTTCTTTTCTATAAAATATAACTCCTCTATTTTTTCAACATCATTTATATTATAATCTTTTATTGTTTTAATTAAATTATCTATTTTTTGATAATTCATAATATTACGAATGTTTTCTATAATTGCTTTTTCATCAACATCATTATTATAAATAGCATTTGTTATATCATTAATATTATTATATAATAATTCTGGATTTTCAATTGAATTTCTTTCCTCTTCTAATTTATCAATAATAATATCATTTTCTTCTTTATCTTTATCACTGAATTTTAATAATTTTAAAATATTTATATTTTTTTCATAAAATAATGTTTTATTATTAACAATATTCAGTAATTTAATTCTAAATGATTTTAAATTAATTTTTTCTTCTTTACTGTCTGAAAAAATATCAGAAATATATTTATTTAATATTTCAACATCGTTTAAATTCATTTTATCTAAATTATAATCAAATTTATCTAATAAAATTTCAAGTGAACTATAATCTAATTCTTCTAATTTTTTTAATTCTTCTATATCTAATTCTTTTAATATATTTTCAATTTTAGGTTTTACTTTATTTAATTCATTTTCTATATTATTATTTTCTATAATTTCTGTATTTATTTTTTCTAAATCTATATTTTTATTTAAGTATGATAATACTTTATCTGATAAATAATCTTTTTTACTAGATTTAGGTACACTATAATAAATTTGATCTACTGGAATATTTGTGTCATCATCTTTCAATAAAATATAATCATTTTCATTGTTATTTATTTTAATTTTAGTTTTATTAACTGGTTTAAAACGAACTAATCTAGATCGTTCATCATATATAATAGTAAAAAAAAGTTTATTTTTTTCTTTTTTTGCTAAATCTAAATCTTTGAATTTATTAATTCTTTTAAAACTATCTATAAATTCGCGCAATCCTTGTTCTGGATCTTTTTTATCATCATTTTCATTAAATTTTTTCTTTATTGAATCACTTATTAATACATAATTATTTGTATTAATTTTTTCTTCATCTACTATGCTATAAAATAAATCTACAAAATTATTTGTTTTATTTGCATTATCAAAAACTTCATATAATTCATTATATATTTCTTTTTTTGTAAATGCAACAAATGTAGGATTATCTTTAATTATTTCATCAAATGTTAAAATTTCATAATATTCTATTTCTGGTAATTCTTCATCTATATATATTTTATCATATATAACATCTTCATCATCATCGTCTTCATTTTCTTCTAAAATAGGTATTTGTTCTGTAATATTATTATTTTCTATATCCATATTTATTATTTTAATTCAATCTTAATAGATTGAATGAAAAAAATAATTACATATTTAATCCTTCTTTAAAAATATATTCCATTCAGTTTTAATTGTTTCTAATTGATTTATTAACGCTAAACAATTATATTCCAAAAAATCATTAAAAACTTTTTCATTATTTTGTTCGGGTAATGTTATTCTTATATTTAATATATTTTTTAGAGGATGAGGACAAATATATCCACAATATGTACATTCAACGTTATCTAATATTTTTTCATTTTTTCTTACAAATTTATTATATATAAATGCTTGGATAACATTTCCTAATGTATCATCTTCATCATTAATAGTATATTCGTATGTATTATCTAAATCATTATATTTTTTAACAGTATGTTCGTTTGTTTTAATTTTAGTTATAAGATTATTTAATTTATCTGTTAAAATTTCTATTGCTTTATTTATTAAATATTTCGGTGTGATATATTTGTTAATTACTTCTAATTCAAATCTAATTGCATTCGGATCACCATATTCATCCACATAATATGCTCTTTCTTTATCTAATATACTAGTTTCTTTTGTAATTTTTGATTTATCTGTAATAAATGAAAATGATGCCAATGAAACCGGGTTAAATGCTGCATTATATTTTCCATTTCTTTTCACAACATTTGCAGTAAAATGTAAATATTCACCCGGTCTTAATCGTGTAATTAAAATATTATCATTAGTTACCATATTTGGATAAAATATTTCAGATAATTCTTTTTTATCTATTTCTTTATCATTACGTTTTCCAATAATATTCTTAGTGGTAACATTAATATTATTAACAGTATTATTTTCAACATTTAATTCTAATATTATTGAATTATCTTCAAATGTATCTATTTCGGCTTCTTTTAAACATACTGGAATCATTCCTATTCTATGACTTAAATATTCATTATGTAATGGTCCATTACTTTTAATAATATTTATTGTTGTATCTTTTTCTCCTATCATTCCAGGAATACTAATTTCAGATAAAATAATTCTTCTAATAGAATTAATAATAGATAAATCTACATCATATATTTCGAATGAATGTTTATTTGTAGGATCTTTAGGGTCAAATAAATATTTCTTAAACATATCTAAATTAATATATTATAAATATTTAAATCATTTTTTATTTATATATTTTAAAAAATGATATTTACTATATAATATATTTATATTAACATGAAAACAAAAATTGAAAAAATTTTAAATGATTTTATTAATAAAATTGATATAAATGCAAATTATAATTTATTTGAATTAAAAAAAATCTTATTTTTATGTTATGATAAAAATAATTCTACTATAAAAAAGTTAATACATGAAAAACCATTATTAAATTAAAAAATATATAAAAAAAAATGATATTAACTTTATTATTATAAGAATAAATGCTTTCTTACATTCTTAAAAGTTTTACTAATCTATTCTATGGCAATGAAAATAATTATTATCTCAATGAAAATGATTATCTAATATATTCTAAAACAGATAATAATGGTATTGCATTAAAAACTACAAATAATATATTTTTAGATTTATTTGTAAATATAGGAAGAGATTATTCATATGAAGAATTATCTAATAATATGAATGAATGTATGAAAATTAATCCATATAAAACTATTGCAATAATATTTAATTGTAGAGATAGAAAAAATGGAAAAAAAGAGAAAAAAATTAGCAATGATGCTATGAAATGGTTAAAAAAAAATTATTGGACCAAAACTTATGAAGGTAATATTTATAATTATATTAATAAATATGGTTGCTGGAATGATATTTTAACCAAAAAATATGTAGATTTATATGATTTTGAAATTAAATTAATTGCAGAACAATTAATTAAAGATAAAAAAAATTTAGAACTCAATGAACCAATTTCTCTTTGTGCTAAATGGGCTCCTAGTGAAAATAAAAAATATGATAAAAAAAATAATATTTCTGAAAAAATTGCTTTAAAAATTTATACTATTTTAGATAATAGTAACGAACTTTCTGATGAAATTAATAAAAAATATAAATTTCAAAATAAATATAAAGAATTTTATAGAAAAATGTATTTAACACCTTTAAGAAATAAAATTAATATTATTGAAAAATTAATGTGCAATAATGAGTGGAATAAAATAGAATATAAAAACGTTCCTGCAATTGCTTCTAAAAAATTTAAAAATGCATTTATGAAACATGATCAAGAAAGATATAACGAATATTTAAATAATGTAATGTCAGGTAATACAAAAATTAATGTAACTGGTATTTTACCACATGAATTAGTAAATTATTATTTAACAAACGAAAATGCAGAAATCGATAATACTATTGAATCTCAATGGAAAACAATATTACAAGAAATGAAATCAAGTAAATTATTTAATAATTTAATTTCTGTAGTTGATGTTTCGGGATCAATGTTTAATGCTAAAAATGGTAGTATACCAGCACAAGTAGCAATTGCTCTCGGATTACTTATTTCAAATTGTACGATAGGTTCTTTTAAAAATAAGGTAATTACTTTTCATGAAACTCCAGAATTTCATGAAATAAAAGGAGAAACATTAAAAGAACAAGTAGAATGTATTAGAAAAGCAAATTGGGGATACAATACTAATTTTGAATCTATTGCGGATCTTATTATTAATTATGGAAAACAAAATATTTTATCCGATTCTGATATGCCCCAAAAACTAGTTATATTATCTGATATGCAATTTGATGAAGCAATCAAAAATTATAATTATAATGAAGAAATTGAAAAAGATAAAAATGATACTAAATTAGAATTATTATATGATACTTTTAGTCAAAATTTTATAAATAATAACTATAAAGTACCTAAACTAATTTATTGGAATTTAAATTCAGATAATACTCAATCTTTTCCTGTAGATTCAAAAATAGAAAATACTGCTATAATTTCAGGATTTTCAGAACAATTATTAAAAATATTTATGGAATATGATGATTTTAATCCGGAAATTGTATTAGATAAAATATTAGAAAAATATATTAATGAAGTTTATGTTGATAATCAAGAATTAATTTCATTATCTGATTATAAATTTATGTAGATTAAAAGAATACTGATATGATTATTTTTTTTATAATATTTTACATTTTAATAAACTAATATTATATTAATATATAAAAAAAATGATATTTATTATTAATATAGAACTTAATAATGTCTACTGATTTATTTACACCTATTAAATTTACTACTAATATTTATATTAAACCATCAGATATAACAAAAGATTATAATCAATTATTTATTAAGAAATTAAAAAACGATTTAGAAGGTATATGTACTAAACATGGATATATTAAAAAAGATAGTATTAAAATTATTAAGAGATCTATAGGAACTATAATTCGTCAACATTTTAATGGTAATATGTTATATGAATTAAATTGTACTGCTGATATTTGTAATCCAGTAATTGGTTCAGTAACTAAATGTACAGTTAAAAATAAAAATACAATGGGTTTATTAGCACAAGGTTTTTATAATAATGATGCTGTATTGGAAATAATAATTCCAAAAATTTCTGCTGGAATAAAATCAGAGGTAGATTTAGAAAAAATAAATATTGGCGATGAAATACTAATTGAAGTATGTGGTAAGAAATTTGTTTTATATGATAAATATATATCTATAATTGGCAAAGTAATTAAATCTAAAGAAGAAAATATTCAAAATAAATTATTAGAAGAAGAAGATGATGGTGAAGGTGAAGAAGATGAAGAACATGAAAATGATGATGATATTGATTCAAATATTGTAGAAGATGATGATGATGACGAAGAAGAAGAAGAAGAAGAAGAAGAAGAAGATGACGAAGAAGAAGATGATGACGATGATGATAAGAAATCGGATGAAGATGATGAAGAAAATTTAGATGATTTAGATGAAGAAGAAATAGAAATTGAAGAAATAGAAGATACTTTTTCAGATGAAGATAAATAATTATTTAAGGTAATAAATCTATAAATAGATATAGTGTTTTTTTTTAATGCCTTTAAAAAAAAAAGATAAAAAAAAAGAAATAAACAGTGTTATAATAGAAAATGAAAAAGAAAATAATAAGATAGAAGAATCTAGATTGTTTTTATGTAATAATATCCAATCTAATATTTTAAATTTATCTCAAAATGAATTATATGAAATTTTTAAAATTTTATATAAAAATAATAGTACATATACTAAAAATAATAACGGTGTTTTTGTAAATTTAAATTGGTTAGATTATGATATTTTAAAACAAATATATGATTATATTATTTTTTGTATTAAATCACACAAAGAAATAACAAAATATGAAATTATGAAAAATATGTATAATGAAAATTTAAATAAAAAAAAATATAAAAATGATTGTGAAGAAAATCTTGAAGATGACAATATATATGAAGAAAAAAATTTAGATAATCAAATTACTAGTACTAAAACTGTAAAAGTTTCATCTAGTATGAAATTTTATTTGTTTAAAAAAAAATTTTTAAAAAAATATCCAATTGTAAGTAATCCGTGTAATTTACTTGTTCGCGAAAATTATTTAATAAAAAATGATTTATAGATAAAATAATATATAATTAATAATGACAGAAACAAATTATTTTGATTTAATTGAATATATTGCCAAAATAAAATCTAATAATAATAAATCAATTTGGAAATTAAATAATAATTATTTATACAATAAATTTACTCAATATGTTGAATTAAATGATGAATTAGTTGAAGAAGAATTAAAAAAAGAAAAAAATCTTATAGTTGAAAATGAAAAAAAAGTTGATAATAAAATAAACATAAATAAAGAAATAGAAAATGATATTCAAAATGATATTCAAAATGAAATAGAAAATGAAAATATTACTAATTTATCTCAAAATAAAAAAAAGTTAATGAAATCAACAAACTTAGAAATTAAAAATAAAATAAAAAAACAGTTACCGTTAGAATTAATATGTAATCAATTAAATTTAATAATATCTGAAAATACATATAATTATATTAAAACAAAAATAACAAATAATTTAGAAGATAAGAAATATATTAAAGTTTTTGGAGTGAAAAAAACTGCAGAAATTGTTTCAGGTATAGTAAATAATAAATGGAATATTTCATTAGTTTTATTCATGTCATTTTTATTAGATAAAAAATTTATATATTTAAAAAAAGAAATTTTATATAATAAAGAATTAGAATCATATGATACAATAACTATTTAATATTTTTAATAATTAATGCTAATATAGTACCTATTAGATTATATAAAATATCTTCTGGTCTACCATACCACCAATTATCAGATGTCATATATTTTTTTTTTTTATTTTTTACATAATTATCTAATTTTGTATGATAATAATTATTTAATAAATTTTTAATATATATATGATTTAATATATATCTTGTAATATGTTCTATTAATTCCCAAAGTATTCCACACATTGTTATAAAAATATATCTATTAGGAAAAAGATATGTCACAATAAAAAATAATATAATATGTGATATACCCCAATAATCATAAATAATGTTATTAAATTTATTTGCGAATATATCATTACCAATTTTATCATAAAAATTTGAAATATAAAAAACATAATACATGATGATAGAAATTATAATCATTATAAATATGGATAAAATTTTAATATAGTCTTTAAAAACTTTTTTCATATCTTTGGTTTATATATTGGGTACATTATTAATCTATTAACTTTTAGCATATTTTTTGCCATAATTTTACATTTTTGTGATTTTGTATTTTTTTTACCTATTAAATCAATACTATATTCTTTTATAATAATATCTAGAGCTGGTTTTAATAATGTTTCACATACTATACCTGTTTTTTTACCATGACCTTGACCACTTGAAATAATTTTAAAATTATTAATACTTTTATCTTTATTTGTTTTTGGTACAATAATACCATAACTAATATCATTATTTATTTCAGATAATTCATTTCTCTTTGAAATTATACTAATAAATTCTTTGTCAATATTTGATAATGATTTAAATCTTTTTGTTTCAAAATTATACAAATTAATATCAGAATTTATATCAAATATATTAAAATAACCAATATATTCAATGTTAGAATCATTATTATATATATTTAATTCATTTTTATGTATTAATGCTCCTTGTGAAAAAAAACATTTAGCAATATATTTCTCTTCATTTTTTAATAAATTATAATCTGTTTTTATTATATAATTAACAAAATTATCATATAATATAGAATCAAAGGATAAATAAATAGAAATTGTATTATATAAATTATTATCAATATTATCTGTTATATCAATAGTTAAATCTTCTGGTAGTAAATTTTTAATTTCTTTAGCATCTTTTTCTGAATCTTTATTTTTTTCATATACTATTCTAAGTTTAGTTGGATTTTTATTAAGTATATCTATAATATGTATACCATTATTATGCAATACTAATATATAGTTTTCAATTAATATATTGGGATATATTGAGTCTTTTATTGCTTCAAAAATAATATTATTATCTAATTTAGAAAATTCTTTTATTTCTTCAATTTTTAAAAATCTTTCTCCATTATGTAATTTATTTAATACTAAATTTTTAATTATTTTTTTTATATTAAAAATTAAATGATTATATGTTTCTTTTCTAAAACCATTTTTATTTATATTTTTACTATTAATTTTACATTTTGGTTCATAATATTCACTATCACCATAATTATATTTTATAATTTTATTTTGTGATGATATTAAATCTATATCAAAATTAAAAATATTTTTTGGAAAATAATTCATATTTTTCATTAAGTAACAATCAAATGCATTATCTCTAATTATTTCTTCTATTTTATTACTTTGATCTAATTTTTTTGAAGAAATTCTATATGCATGAATATCTGCTGTTTCATTATTATAATCATTAAAACTAGCATGTGTATATATTGTCATATTTCTTTCTTCTAATGGTAAACTATTATGTCTGCAATTACGTATACCTCTTCCAATAATTTGCTTTGTTTTATTAAAATGATACCATGGTTCTATTATATGCATTTCTCTTGCATTATAAAAACTTAATCCTTCACTCGCAACAGGCGTCATTAATATTACTTTTACTAATTCGCCATTTATATTTTTTTTATTATTAATTATTGGTAATAATTTATCTATTGAAGAACTACCCATTACATTATTATTTTCAGAATGAGATGTCATTATACAATATTTAGGTGCTGATCCAAAACCATATTTGGTTGCATCAGAAATAATTTTAGGTTTATCAAGAATATTTTTTTCACCTTCTCTCATAAAACCCATGTGTTCTAAGATTAATGCTAATGGTAATATACCTCCTTCAACAAAACGCGAATATATAATTACTATTCCTTTAGCTTTTTTAATAAAATTAGAAATTGTTAAAAATTTTCCTGAATATTTACCTAAATTTTCTTCATCTGGATATAATCCATTTAAATATTTTGACCTATATGTTACTTTTAAGGATCCTGATATTTCCAATCTATTAAAAAAATTTGAAAAACCATTTGACCCTGTTTTATTATCATATACTATATTCATTGGTTGTAAATTTGCCAATACATTGTTTTCATTTAATTCTTTTTTTGTATCTAATAATTTTTTTTGATTATCGCTTAATTTTGATATGGTAATACCTTCTTCTAATCGATCTATCCACTTATTATCTGTTTCTGGTATTGGATTCCCACTTGGATCATTTGGTATTATTTTATCTAATGTATTAAAACCGTTGTCATTTGCTGTCAATTTAATAGCGAATGTAAATGGATTTTTACCACGTAAATATGATATATAATTATTTGATAATTTTTTAATTATTATTTCCATATCTTCTTTAATATCATTATTCTTATTAAATAAATCAGAAAACGGTGGTTTTATTTTTTTTAATATATCATCCCTTTTATCATTTAATAAAAATAGATATAATAAATCTAATATATCACTTGGTTCATTATACATAGGTGTTGCTGATAATAATATTAATTTATTGTTACTACCATTTTCTAATGCTTTTGTTATTGCAAGATATATTCGTTTATCTTCATTTTTTGAACTATTTCTAATATTGTGTGCCTCATCTATTATTATTACTTTATCTTCAATATTTTCATCGGAATTTTCTATCATTTTAGCAAATTCATCATATGTAAATAATCTATAACGTGAATTTATAAATTTTTTTATTTTTAATGCTGCCTTATCTTTATTTGTATCTTTCAATAATTGTGTCATTTTAATATATGTATCTCCAGTACATTGATTTGAAAGTATTTTATAATCATCAAAATTTGCTAAAGTAAAAATTTGTTCTTTAAAACTACTTCTTAAAGCACTTGGCATTATTACCCATATTTTTGGATCATCATACTGCGAATGAGATAATAATAAATTTTCGGATAATGTTATTGCAGAACATGTTTTACCAACGCCTACACCGTGATACAATAAACAACTATTATATGGCGATCTATTTGAAATATAATGACTAATTAAATGTTGATAATAGGTTTTTTCAAATTCTCCACACATTTTTATAGTATTATTGTTAAATTCAGTTTTATCTATTTTATTAAATTTTTTTACTTTATGAACTCTATATTCATGCAAATTATTTAATTTATTTACAAAATTTTCATCATCTATATCTGGATAATATAAATCATTATCTGATATATTAATTTGTTCTTTACTATTTTTATCACTATTTTTGGGGCTATTTTTTAAACTACTTTTGTATTTTGATGATTCTTTTATTTTCTTAATTTTTTCTCTAATTGAATATATTTTTTTATTTAATTCGTCTATTTCTTCATCAGATAATATATCATTTGCTATATTATCTTTATATTCTTTGATTTTATCTTTTAATTCTTTAATATTCAATTTATTATCTTTATCCTCTTTACTTTTTTCTTTACTTTTTTCTTTACTTTTTTCTTTACTTTTTTCTTTACTTTTTTCTTTACTTTTTTCTTTACTTTTTTCTTTACTTTTTTCTTTTATTTCTTCTTTTATTTCTTCTTTTATTTCTTCTTTTATTTCTTCTTTTATTTTTTCTTTTTTATCATCATATAATTTACATTGTTCTTTTATTAAATTATATAATTTGCCATTTTTAATTAATGTATAATTTGTTCTAGGATTTTTATCTTGATTACTATACCATTTTAAACATTCGTCTTTATTTAATGGGATTTCTAATATAGATTTAGTCAATTCTTTTTTTTTTTCTGTATTTTTTTCTTTCTTTTGATTTACTTGAACTTTTTCTATATCTTTTTCTACTTTATCATCACCATCATTATACAGTTTGCATTGTTTTTTTAACTCTTTAATAATAATACTATTTTTTTTTAATTCACGTCCAGTTCTTGGATTTATATTATTATTTTTAATCCATATTAAACATTCTTCTTTTGTAAATGATTTATATCTATCACCCATACTCTATATTTTGTAATTATTTTATATTAATTAATATTTTCAATATCTTTTATTAATTTATCTGTTAATTTAAATATTTCTATTCTTTCTATATTTTTTTTCTTAATTTTATTTAAAACTTCCTTAAATGTATTCCATTCTAATGCTCTTATTTCTCTAACTTGTTCCATACAATTTGAATCTATTATTAATTTAACTTTTTTATTAATTTTAGCAACATAATATACATGTTTATACAATATGTTATTACTTCCATAAAATATTTCTTCAAAATTATTTAATTCTTTTTTTATATCAATATCAGTTTTTAATATTCTTGTTTCTTCACAAAATTCCCTTATAGCACAATCAATATTACTTTCTTTTAATTTTCTACGTCCTTTTGGAAATCCCCATTCTTGTTCATTATTAATATTTACTAATTCTTTTAAAATATTAATTAATGTATTATTTTGAAATAATATATTATATTTTTTTTTTGATTCTATGTATTCTGATGTATGTTTTATATTTATATTTGTTTGACACCATGCATAATTCCATATAATATCAAAATCATTATTTGATAATAATTTTTTTTCATTAATTGTCATTTGAGCGATTAACTCTGTTATATATGAAATATTCGAAATATCATATTTGCCTCTTACAAATTCCATAAAAGCCAAACTGTCTTTTCTTTGAACCATTAAATATTTAATTTCTGAATTTTCAATCTTATAACAAATAATTCCAAAACTCATAACTGGATGTATGCAATCTTTATATAAATGACCATTTATACCACAATTTCTACATGTTTGGGGTCTTACATAATTTGATTTATTAATATCGTTATTTTTTTTCATTCATTATTAATATATATTGTATTTTTCTTAAATCTTAAAAAAATAATTTTTTAATAATATAATTTAAAACTGTTTTATTATTAATATCTACCTCGTCTTGCTAATTTTCTATTTTTTAAGTATTCTCTTTTATTTTTAAAACCTTCTAAATGATCATGTGATTTTTTTGAAGAATAATTTGAAAAACCTTCTAAATGATCATGTGATTTTTTTGAAGAACAATTTGAAAAACCTTCTATATTTCCATCTAAATCTTCAAGTGGATTTACAAATTTTGCACTATTTACTTCACTGTCGTTAAATACATCTTCTGTTTCTTCTAATCCTTCTTCTAATCCTTCTTCTAATCCGAGATCTTCCATCATTAAATCATTTTCAACTACATTATCTAATTCAAGATCTAGATCAACTTCTTCTTCCATTTCTTCATCTAAATTATTTGTTACACTTTCTGTATTCGCTAAAACTGTTTCTGCAAAATCATTTGATTCTTCTTCAGTTGCTGGTATACTTGTTTCTTTTATATTTTTAGTAGCATTTGTATATGTCAATATACTGTTAAATGTAGTTGCAATTATTATTACACACCAAACAATTACAATTACTGCTATAATCCATGCTAATAACCAGCACCACCAATTAGTTTTCCAAGAACCTCCTGTAACTAAACAAGTTAATTCAATTAGTGACAATACTACCCCAGGAACAGTTATTAATACCATAAATAATACTCCTAATAATCTTTTTCCAATAGGAACATCTGTTTGCATAACTAATATTGATACACATAATACTAAAACAGTAATACTTATAGCCCATGCCACATATTTAGATTGTGTAGAGCCGACAATTGCTTTCATTAAAGGATTTGAAGCCATTTATAATTTGTTTCTATCTATAAAAAACATAATAAAAAAAATGATTATAATATTATATAAATATAATTTCAATCAATTATATTATCTTAATTATGGGTATTCCTTATTATTTCTATGTTTTAACAAAAAAATATAATAATATATTATTAAATACTATTAAAATAAATCCTGATTTATTGTGTTTTGATTTTAATGGAATAATACACCCTATTGCATTACAAGAATTAAATGATGAAAAAATTTTAGATAAATTATGGCTAAAAGTATTAAATTATAGTAAAAAATATAATCCTAAAAATATACATATTTGTGTAGATGGTATTGCACCATTTGCAAAAATTATACAACAAAGAAAAAGAAGATATCTATCAACATATAAGAAGGAAATTGATAATGAAACTATTATTTGGGATACAAATGCAATTACACCCGGAACAGAATTTATGAATAAATTAAATGCATTTATGATTAATAAAACAAGATATAATACAGATTTAAATACAAACTATTATTATAGTGGTAGTAATATAAATGGTGAAGGTGAACATAAAATATTTAAAATATTAAAAAATATAGAAGATGATAAAAATATTTTCATACATGGTTTAGATGCTGATTTAATAATATTATCATTAATATCCCATAAAAAAAATATATATTTAATGAGAGAAAAACAAGAAAAAGAAAATTTAGATTATACATATGTTGATATAAATTCTTTGAGAAATGCTATTATTAATGACTTAGTTATAAAATGGGATTTAGATTCTACAATATATACTGATTCATTCTCAAATGATTCTATTAATTTAATAGAATCATATTGTGTAATGTGTTCATTATTAGGCAATGATTTTATACCACATTTATTAACTTTAAATCTTAAAAATGATGGATTGGATAAATTATTAAATCATACTAAATATTCAATTAAATTATATGATATGTTAGTATTAAATAATACTATTAATTATAAATGTTTAACAGAAATATTTAATAGATTGGCATTAGATGAAAATAATGAGTTATTTAAAATAACCGAAATATATATTAATAAAAAAATTAATAATACTACTATGATTCCTAGTGATTTTTATGCAATAAAAAATAAAGATACTATTGCAAATGAAATATATTCTGATTTTAAAAAATGGAAATATACTTATTATAATAATAAATTTAATACAAATATATATATTGATTCTTCTATTATTTTTAAAGCATGTGAAAATTATGTAAAAGGTATTTATTGGACTTATTATTATTATAAATTTAATATTATTGATCATACATGGTATTATCCTTATAATTTCCCACCTATTATTAAAGATATATCAAATCATTGTAATGGTAATTCTTCACCAATTATTGAAAATATAGGAGAATTTATTAGCAATGAAGCACAATTGTTGATAGTATTACCTAAATCTAGTAATAATTTATTAAATAATTCTATTAAAAAATATACAGAGGATATTAATTTAGGTCTATATCATATGTTTCCAATTAAATATAAAATACATACATATTTAAAAAATCATTTATGGGAATGTTATCCGGAATTACCTAAAATTAATATTAATTATATAAATAAAATATTAAATTCTTAATTTGTTTTCTAAATATATAATAAGAAATGAATAATATAAATTATCTTTATTTATTATTAATAATTATTATATTTATTTTAATTTATTATATTACTGCACTTCAAAAAAAACAAGAAACTTTTAAAGATTTAAAAGAATTAAAGGATGCTATTGATTTAGATTTTTTATCCAATATTAGTAAAAAAATTAATAAATTTAATGAAACATTTGATAATAATTCTAATATAATACTAAAAAAAAGTCCACATCCTGCCCGTTGTTCTTGTTGTAATGAAAATATGCATTTATATAGAAAATAATTTAATATTTTTAAAAATCTTTAAAAAAAGTACATTTCATAAAAAAAATTAAATTTTAAAAATCTTTTTATAAAATTTTATTAAAAATAAGAAATGTACTTTTTTTATATATTTCTATTATTTCTCTTATATTAATTACTTAATTTTTATTTTCATTGTTTTTACCATTTTGTTTTGTATAACAATAATATATAAAAACAAAAATATTCATAAAATATACGTAAATTAATAATTTATTTTTTATATTTTAAATATTAGATGTTAAAATTTATTGGCGGAACTAATTATATTAATGTTTCTACATTTATAAATAAAATATATGATGCATCAATTATACCTATTATTGATTATGCTAAAGAATCTTCTAAAAATCAATATGAAGTTATTAAATATAATAAAGAAATGAGTACTTTAATAAATCATATAAATATTAATCATTCTAATAAAGATATTTCATATGCATGTAAATTAACATCTTATTTATCATATAATCATGAAAAATATATTGATGATTTAATAAAAAATATTATTAATACTTCACATCCAAATAAATATATTTTTTTCGATTCAGAAAATACATATTTGCATAACAAAGAAGATTATATTTTTAATAAAATGATTGAGAAATATCAAAATATAGATAATTTACACATATTTAAAACATATCAAATGTATAAAATTGATAGTTTTAATAATATTGAAAAAGATCTTAAAAATTTTGACAAAATTGGTATTAAATTAGTAAGAGGCGCTTATTATTCTAAATATGATAAAGAATTATTCAAAAAAAAAGAAGAAACAGATTTTATGTATAATTATACTATAAAATATCTTATTGATAATACTAATAATAAAATTTGTTTGGCAACACACAATAAAAAATCAATTAATTATTCTTTAAGTTTAACATCTCGAGATAATGTAATGTACGCACAATTACTTGGTATGGGAGATAAATTAACAGATGATTTATTAAAAAAAAATAAAAAAGTATTTAAATATATACCATATGGTAATATATTTGATATATATCCTTATTTATTAAGAAGATTATATGAAAATTTAGATATGATAAAACACATTTAAAATAATTTAGAAATAATTTAAAAAAATGATTTATTTTATTAAAATACAAATATATAATATGTCTCGTGAAGAAATTATTCAAAAGGCAGGTGAATTAGTTGCAAAAAAATATAATCATTTTAATGATATACCATTAAAATATAGATTTTTATATCAAGAATATAAACCATTAAATGTAGGTATTAAGAGAAAATTTGAAGAAAATTAATTTTTATTCTAATTCTCTTAGTTTTTTTATATTTTCTTTATCTAATGATGAATAATAATACCATTTTTTTACTACACTATCCCATTTGGCCCCATATGATTTTGCTATATTTTTTTTTGCAAATGAAATATTTATATAATTTTTATCATTATCATTATTTAAAGATGATATATCTGATATAAATGATTTAATATTTGAACTTTCTAAATTTTTTAATTTATCTATATTTTCTTCTGAAATATTATTATCATAATACCATGATTTTTTATTTTTATCCCATTTAGCTCCTAATTCCTTGGCATTATCTTTATTATTATAAGAAATATTAATATAATTTTTATTATTGTAAGGACAACATATATTACCTATTGCTAAATTCGCTAATTTATCAGCATTTTCATTACCTATTGAATGTTTATCATCTTTATTAGTATGAGCGTTAACATGAATTAATTTTACATTAAATAAATCTTTATATAATTGATAAGCTTTTTTAACTAATTCAACATTTGGAGGCTTCTTATTATTACTAGTTTTCCAATCATTTTTAGATAATTTTTCACCATAACTTGAAGCACATTTTATAACATATTCAGAATCAGTATATAAATTAATTTGTTCTCCTTTAATTATATCTTCACTAAGGATTTCTAATGCTCTAATAAATCCTGTTAATTCGGCAATATTATTTGTGTGTTTTTTTCCTTCTATTTTATTTGATTCATTTCGTGGATCATTTTCTTCAAAATATACACCATAACCACTTAATGCATTTGGTTTTCCATTATTAGAACAAGCACCGTCAGTATATACATTAATCATAATTAATATAATGTTATAAATTATTTATATAATTATCATTTTTTAAAAGTTTTCGTTTATTAATATCAGTTGGCGCCCATGAAATATATAATATATTTATATTAGGTGGTTCTAAAACATTTACAAATAAACCATTTTTTTTGAGAGCATTATATATATATTCTACTGAATCTCCTATTTTATATAATGGTTTGCCAATAAGAACATATGGTATTTCAAAAAATATAAATTGTCCTCCGGATGAAGCAGTTTTTTTTATTTTAGCATGACATTTATGTATTATTTCATCAAAAGTTGCATTTTTTATTTTATCCTTTTTGTTTTTCATTTCATATAAAGTATTCAATGAAATTTGCGGCGCCATATTATTATTTTAATATATAAAAAAAAAATATATTTTTACTTATATAAATCAATCCCATTTTGAATTGCAGAAATATCTGCTCCTTCAATTTGATGCACTTTTATATTGTTTTTATAAAATTGAAATGTTGGCATACATGTAATACCACAATAAGCTGATGTTTCTTCATTATCATCTACATCAACTTTTAAAAAGAGTATATTATCATTATTATTTTTAGCAAGTGTTTTAAGTTCTGGCATAATTCTTTTACATGGACCACACCATGATGCTGAAAAATCTACAATAACTAACATATTATTTGCATCATTTAAAATATTTAAAAAATCTGTTTTTGTTTTAATTTCAGATACTTCACCCATAACAACATTATCGACACTAAATTTAATTTCGGAATTTTTTACATTACAACATTCACAAAAAGTATTACTTAATTCATTATTAGAATCTAAAGTGGGAGCAGAAACATTTGGTTGTTTAGGTTCATTTTCAATATCAGATATATCAGTATCTACAGGATCACATATTGCAACTGGTGGATCAGATGTAGCAATGGGTGGATCACATATTGCTACGGGTGGATCACATATAGTATCAGTAGATTTAGAAGTAGTAACTTGCTTTTTAGATTCAGTATCAGATACTTTTTCAACAGAAGAAATCTTATTTTCTTTATCCATTAATTTATAATATAAATAATAAATTATATATATTTTTATATAATTTAATATTTATATATTATCTAAAATACCATCTGATAATTGAATCATAATTGCGATTCTCTTCATATTTTATAGCAGTACCATTTGGTAAAATTTTTTGAATATAAGGAAATTCTGATATATTATATTTTTTAATATTATTATCATAATTTTTATGATATGGTTTAAATGTTACACATTTTATATCATTTCTATTTTTAATTTTATTCCAAATTGGTTGAAAATCATTACAATGATCACATCCATCCATAGAATAAAATTCTAATCTACCGTTATTTTTATAAGTTTCTCTTTTTTTAGTTTTAAAAGATTTTTTTATATTAAAATTTTCTAAAATATTATTAGTTAAATTTTCATTGTATTCATTTTCATCATTTACATAATTTACATCATTTACATCATTTTCATCTTTTTCATCATTTAATACTTCGTTGTTATTAAAAAAATTATGAAAGTTAATATTGAAATTTAAATCATTATCATTATTAATTATTATATATAAGGCTACAAATATTAATAATACTAAAAATCCTATAAATAATATTATATGCATATTATTATTTAATTTATTTGCCATATATTCTAATCTATAATAATTATAGATTTTAAATTATAATAGTATTATAATTTTTTTTAGTAATATTATAATAATAACTAGTTAATAATAATTTAATTAAATTATTTAATTTATAAAATGTAATTAAACTGATACATGAAAAATGATTATAATTATATAAATAATTCATTAGATTGATAAATTTATCTGATGTAATAATGATAACTCTTTCATCTAATTTATCCAAATTAAAAAAATTATTTAAAATATTTTCATCTTTAATTATAAAAACAGAGTGATCTTTATTTACAAATAAATTTTTAATATATAGCGCATCATTATAATTATTTACAACAACAATTGAACGATAAATTAGCATTTGTTTATAAATATTTTCAAAATTGTATAAAAAATTAGAATCATAATTGTAATAATTATTCATAAAAATATAATATTAAAATATATTATTATATTAATTAAGATATATAATATCTTTAAATCAAAAAATGTATAAGAATATTATAATATATATATAGATTGAGTATATTGATAATGTTGCAATATGATGATAAAGAGAATATTAAAATAGATATAGATATATTTAAAGAAAAATTAAAAGAATTTGAAAAAAAAGATGATTTGATAATATCAGAATCAATTATAGATAAGTATAACGAATTATTAAAAACATATAATTGTTTTACTACAAAATACGATCCGAAAAGCGTATGGGAAAAAAAAAAATATAAAACAAGAAATATATTATATAATAATAAAAATAAATTATATACTTTTACAACAAATATAAATAATAATAATGATAATAATACAAAAAATATTATTGGATTACTAAATAAAATTACAGAAAATAATAAAAATATAATATTAAATACGATTATAGAAATTTTAAAAAAAAATAATAATGAGGAAAATGAAAAATTATTTAATATTGTATTTAATTATATTGAAAAAAAATTTGATATTATATATATAGAAATATTAAAATTATTTCATAATAATAATACAATTATTTATAATATTATTAATAATTATATATTACATAAATTATGGTTACCAAATGAATATATTATAAATAATAATATATTAAATGATAATTTATATAATGAATATTGTGATTATATAAAATGGAAAAATAAACAATTAAATATAATTAAATATTTTATTTTTATTATAAAAGAAGATAAACATAAATATAATGAATTATATAATAATTTATGTGATGATTTATATAAGCAATTTAATAATTATTTAGAAAAAAATTATTATAAATATATATTAGATTATATATTAGAATTATTAAATATATTATTATATGAAACTAATGATATATTTAATAATTTAAAAAAAATAGATACATCAAAACTAGATAATTCAACAAAATTTTTAATCTATGATATAATAAAGAAATGATAAAAATTTTAATACATACATATTTAATCATATTATTATTATTAATTATTTATTATGAACATGTTCAATTAAACAATATATTAGAAAATAATTCTGGTTGTTTTTGTATAAAAAGAAATAAAAGATTTTGCCTTGGATTACTATTTCCTAAAATATTACTAGTACTAATTTTATTATTTACAATGTTTACAGAAAGATCTTTAAAATATTTTACTAATAGTATTGTTGTAAATACATATATGATATTAACATTTATCGCATATATTATATTATTTATATATTATACTGTAATAACAACAGATATATTCTATAATAATATAGGATTTTGTCCTTGTGCTAATACAGGATTAAGTAGCGTTATATATTATTTTAGTATATTTGGATTAATATTTATATTAATTATGTCATTAAATACTTTTAAGTTTTTTTTCGTACATAATTATAGATAAGTATTGGATAATGAGTTTTATAACACCTGGTTATATAGCAAATTTCATAGTAAATTTATTTATATTTATATTATTGGCATGTGTATATACATATATACAAAAATTAGAAACAGATGGTTGCGAATGTGCTTTAACTGAATTTTATCCGGCACCATTTATTAAAAACTTCAGTATATTTGCATTAGTATTTTTAATATTTGTAATGTTAATACCCCCTGGAACTATTTTAGCAAAAGTTTTTGGTAAAGAAATAACTGGATTATATTTGTTAGTAATATTTATATTTTATATTGTATTCGCCGTATGGGTATTTATAACAATGACCTATACTAGAAAATTAATTACTGAAAAATGTAAATGTTCTGAAGACTTAAGAAGAGAGTTAGTATATGCCGGAACAACAATTGAAATGATATTAATTGTATTATTATTATTAACAACAATTATTTTCCCATTAATTTTATCGGGTTTATCTATATTTTTTAACAATATTAAAAATGTTTCAACAAAAATTGAAAGTAATTTAAAAAATCCTGTTTCAGGAATTAAAAGTGTTCCTAAAGATTTAGGAAAAATGGCAACTCAGGTTAAAAGTATAGTAAGTACAACTGCAAAGGGCGTTAAATCTTTAACAAAAAAAAAATAAATTGAAATTTAGAAATTAAATATTTAAGGTCCTTTTATTATTTTTATTTGATTTTAAAAATTTAATATCTGCATTATCTTCAATTATTGAAGTGATTTCATCATCACTTACCGACAATGTTTCTATATTATTATTATTATTATTTGTTGATATGTTTTTATGAACATCATCAATTATTGAATCAATTTCACTTATTGAATTATTATCATCATTGTTATTCATATTCATATTATTTCTCATAGAACCACCGCCTAAATTATTAAATAATCCACTGACCATTCCAAATAATCCGGGTCCATTAACTGGATTATCATTTCTTTGATTATAATTATTATTTGTATTATTAGTAGGCATTACATATTCTTTCGCTGCTGCTTCTTGAAATTGTTTCATTAAATTAGGATTTGATTTTAATATATTTTGTACATCTGGTAACGGTTGTTCTTTAAACATTCTATTAGTTAAATGAAACATAAATGCACTACCCGATAAACTAATAAATAATCTTAATTCTGGTGCCATTTTTTTACCCGTACTTTTATATTTATCATGTAATTCTTCAAAAATATCATCATAATCATTTATATTATCATGAACTTGTTCAGACCAACCATCTAATTGTATAGTAAATGGATCATATCTATTATTTAAATATTCAGAACCAGTTACAAATGCCATAAGCATTTTTCTTTGAAAACGAATACTGTTATCAATTTCTTTTTCTTTTAATAATTTATTGTATTCTAATTTCATTTCTTCGAGATCAGAATTTAAATTAAATTTAAATGGTATTTTATATCCTCTCTGTTCTAATCTATCCAGTTGATATATTATTTCCTTTTTTTCTCTTAAACTATCTACTACTGTGTTCGAATGTTCTGATCTTCTATTACTTTTTCTACTTACAACACTTGATCCAGATACACTTTCACTGTCATCAGATCCAGTAACTGAAGATGCGGATGAATCATTATCTTTAGCATTTGTTTTTTTTGATTTAAAATTTTTCTCAGATGCACTTCCGTCTGATGATGAATCACTTAATGAACTAACTGAACCACCAGATGATGATGCAGATGATGAAGAAACAATATCATTACTTATTTTTTTTTTATTAAATATTAAATCATCGCCTGCTCTAAGACTATTTTTACTAAAATTATTATTACTTGGTTTTTTAAAATCAATATTATTAAAATTACCTTTATTTAAATTGAAAATTTCATCTCTAGAATTATTAGAAAAATTCATAATATATATATTATGAATTTTTAATGTTTATATAATAATACGCAAATAATTTTTTAATCATATAAAAAAAACTAATATATAATATATAATATATACTAGTTCTGATATATATGTTTAATAATTTAATATTTTTTGATTTTAATTTTAATAATGATATTTCAAATTATGTATCAGTTATTATTCAAGGTGGATTGGGTAATCAATTATTTCAAATAGCAACTGCATATGCTTATTCTATTCAAAATAAAAAAAAATTAATTTTTAAATATTCTGATAACTTATATAATTCTTATAATTTAGAAAGAAAATCATTTTGGAATACTTTATTTACTAATAAATTAAATGTATTAAATATTAATGAATTTAACAATATTAAATTTTTAAAATATAATGAAAAAAAAAATTATAATTATAATGATCTTCCCAATGTTAATGATAATAATATTTTATTATTTGGATATTTTCAATCTTTTAAATATTTAGAAAATGAAAAAACAACTAGAAACTTTTTAAGACATTTAGTATATTCTTCTGAAACATATATGTATAATGTATATAATTTATATAATTCAATTAAACTATATTTTACAAAAATTATTAATCGTGAATGTTTAGATGATGATATTGTTTCTATGCATTTTAGAAGAACTGATTATATTTTGACTCCCAATAATTATCATAATACTTTAGATATTGATTACTATATAAATGCATTAAATATTGTTGATAAAAATTGTATTGTAATATTTTCTGATGATATTGAATGGTGTAAAAATAATATTACAGATAATATTTTTGAAAAAAAAGTTTTTTTATATTTTGTTGATATAAATAATGTTGAAATTGAATTTATTTTACTTTCTTTTATTAAACATAATATAATTTCTAATTCAACATTTAGTTTAATGGCATCTTATATTAGTTATTATGATACTAAAAAAACAATTATTGCTCCTCAAAAATGGATATCTAATTTACAAGAAAAAGAGTTTGGAAAAATTCATGAAATTTATCATTATGATATTACACATATTATTTAATTTAACCTATTGTGAAGATTTACTTACACGCATCCCTGGGAAGAGAACCAGCTGGATTTCCTAGACCCGGTCCACACCGCCAACACTTATCCATGTCCTCCCTGTAGTAGTGATTTTTAGGACAATGTACTTTAGAACACGCCGCCGAACTAAGTGAACCTACTGGTGAAGTATAACCACCCGGACACAACCTGCATTTGCCTGATGCCGGGTTGTAGTATTCACCTCTTCCACAAGTCCGTGCCGGTGGTGGCGGTGGCGGTGGTGGTGGCGGTGGCGGTACGGTGCATGCAGATATATTAATAGAATTAGGCGGTGAATTAGTACCCACGGGACAAGGTATACATATGCGTCCTTCACGATATTTATTAGCAGGACATACAACTTTTTGACACTGGACTCCAGCCCAGGAACCCGCTGGTAAAGTATAACCTTCGGGACAAGGTATACAACGGTTACCATCATAAGATTCATGTTTTTTACACATTGATTTACATGCAGATATATTAATAGAATCCTGCGGTGAATTAGTACCCCTGGGACATGATCTACATTCGCGTGCAATACGATATTTATTAGCAGAACATACAAGTTCATGACACGCCCCCTGACCAACTGAACCTTGTAGTGAAGTATGATTATCAGGACAAGGTATACAATCGTTATCATAAAAATATTTATTTTTTCCACAACTTGATTTACATGCAGCTATACCAATAGAATTAGGCGGTGAATTCAAACCCACCGGACATGATTTACATTCGCGTCCATTATGATATTTATTAGCAGGACATTCAACTTTTTGACACGAGTTTCTACCAATAGAACCCTCTGGTGAAGTATAACCACTAGGACACAACTTGCATTTGCCCTGGTCGTAGTATTTATTTCTTCCACAAGTATGTACCGGCGTTGGTGGAGGAGGAGGAGGGCATGTGCATGGAGGACAAATTTTCTGTTTTTTTATATAATCGTCATCATAACATATTTTTAAATCTTGAATTACATCATCTGTTAGTAAAGGAAATGGGGAAATCGGTTTACCAATATCTGGATTTTTTCCTTCGCCAGTACAATGAAAACAAGTTTTTGATCCGTCTTTTGGATCTAGATAAGTAAAGAAACCACGACATGTTGGATCGGTATTGCACTTAGTTTCACATAAATTAGGGTTGTTATCTGGTACTGTACCCAATACTTTCCAATCTTTACAAAATTTACCTTTATAATTATAACATTTTTTAGAAACCATTTAAAATATATCTTCTAATATTTAAAAATAAAAAAATAAAAAAATAATTATATATTATATTTTTTTAAATATAATATATCTATTAAGAAATGAAAATTTTTTTTGAACTTCATCTTTATCTAATTCAATAATATCATTTTGAATTCTTGATAGATTAGCCGTATCAGTAATTGTATCTTTTATAATATTAAAATCTTTTTCAAATGTATTAGATTCTACAAATTCTAAATTATATTCTTTTGCTTTTTTAATTAAAAGATCTAAATCTACAAGATATTCAGGAATAATTTTTTGAGTATTTTCAATAAAAACTCCAATTTGTCTTCCATATTTATTAGTTGTATTTAAATCAAATTTTCTAATAATCGCCCACGTAATAGCATCATCATCATGATTTAAATGTTTAATGCCCTTAATAATATTATTATCACTATTTTGTAATTCAGTAATAACAGAATTACCATCCATAAAGGTTGCGAAAAAGATGCCATCCTTTTTAAGATTATTTGTAACATTACTTAAAAATCCATTAAGTTTTTCTTCGTTTTCAAAGAAATAATGTATAGCAAATTGACAACTGCATACAGCAAATTTATCTGAACCTTTACCTGCAATATGTCTTAAGTGATGTTGATTATTTCTGTGTTTATTCATAACAATTTTAAGAATGTTTTCACTTTCTTCATCGCCAACTATCTTAGCGCATTCACCTGTATTAATTGGAATAGAACAATCACCGACAGCAAATACAATATCTGGAAAATATACTTTATCATTCATTTTTCTGCTTTGATTTTTCTTTTTAATTAAACGAGAATATCCTCCGCTTCTTGGATTATAAATATTTTGTTTAACAAGATCAATAGATAATATAAATGAATAATTATATTCTAACCATCTATTCATATCACCGCCTTCGCCACCACAAAGTTCTAACAATGATGATCTATTAGAACTAAATTCATATAATTTTTTTTTAATACATTGATTGTGAAAATTTAACATATGTACTGATAGCAAAGATTCTCTAGGAATATTTCTACTATAATAAACATCATCTGAATCTAATACTTTATCAATTGAATTTTCATTATATGTATTATTAATATATAAATCTTCATTACCCATAATCATAGCATTAGTAACGCTATTATGTATTGATCTCCAAATATTAATAGCAATATTTAAATCATTCATTGTTTTACTAATTTCACCTTTTTTAAATAATCTAGTTTTATCATCTCTAATTCTTAATGGATTCCATCTATGATGAACTGAAATATTAATATTATTATTATAATTAAATTCAATAATAGAATTATCTTCTATAATTTGATTATCATCAGTTCTGATTTCATCTTTTGAATTAATTTTAACATATGCAATTTCAACACCAGTAGTAAAATATATATTTGGTTTAAATAACACTGGTTTATACAATGTATAAGAATATCTTTGTTCTTTTGCAAATTTATGATCATATCTTAATTTTAATCCTTTATTAGGTCCAATATCTTCCCATTGATTAGAATTATAGCCAACATATAATTTTAATTCTCTATATTTTTGACCGTTTTCTCTAATAATTTTACCATATTTAACAAGAAAATCTATTGTATTTTGTTCTGGTGGTTTCCATTTAAATAAACGATCCCATCTTACATTATCAGTTAATTGAACAGGTTTATTACTGTAATAAGAATATAATGGCAATTTAGAAGGTGTAAATATTAGACCATCAATTTCATAAGGATATGATTTATAATTTGTTAAAATATCACCACAATAATTAAGAATATTTTTTTTATCATCATTATAATAAAAATTTTTAACAGTAAACTCAATAGTAGATTTAGATGAATCAATATTATTTTTAGCAAATTTAAGATAATTATATCTTGAATTATTTTCTTTTTCAGCAATTAGAGGTAATGAAGTTATATTTTTACCTTTAATATAAAACATATCAAATGCTGCAAATAAATGTTTAGTTGAATTATCAATTCTTTTATCACATGTAACATATTCTCCATCAATTAAACTATTATATAAATTAGATTGTGCTACTAATCCTGTATCAAATATATTATATGTATTATTAATAGTATATATGTTACCATTATTATTAATATATAGTAATAATCTTTCACCATCGGCTTTTTCAGTGACTGTATAACCATCTAAAATACTAACGGCACCAAATTCTTTAGGATCAATGAGATTAATTTTTTCTAAAGTAATAGGTTTAGGTGTAAGTAATGGAATAAAATCTTTTTTATTATAACTACTAATTCTAATATCTTTTTTAATTAAATCATTGTATTCTAATAATATTTTTTTTTGATCTTCTTTAAACATTATATTTGGATATAATGTTATATATTGTAACATTTTTACAATAGATTCTAGTATTTTAGATATATCAATACTATTTTTTATAATAATACTAAATTGATAATTTTGAAGTTCTTTAATAATATTAGATGATTTAAAATTTTCAAATGTATCATCTTCTTTATTTTTTTTTATTAATGTAGTTACATATTCTATATCATTTATTTTATCAACATATTTAATTTTTTTGTATATAGTATATTTTTTTTTTACTGTATTCCAATTATCCGGTAAAGATGACAATTCATTTGTTTCATTTATATTAAATAAAATATTATAATCAAAAAGATTATCGAGTTTATTAGATAAATTTTTTTTTTTATTTAAAAACTTATAACTATTTATATTTTCAAGTGATTCATTATTGCAATATTTAATAATATTTGACATATTATATATTATTAAAGCATTATCATTATCATCTAAAATTTCCAAAATTTCATCATCTATCATTTCTATAATACCATCATTATTGGATATAGAACTAGTAAAATTATTAAATTCTAATTCACTCCAATTTAAATTATTATAATTATTAATAATAATTTCAAATGTATTATTATTAGTAAGTAAAGTTAATGAACTATTTAAAATGTTAATAATATCTGAGTCCTTAGAAAATTCCATAATTTAATTATCTCTATTTTATATATATAATATATTTGATTTATATAATTTAAATATCATTTTTTATTTAAAATTAATAAGAAATAAAATATATAAATGGAATTAAAAAATATTAATTTATTAGTAACTGGTGGATGCGGATTTATAGGGTCCCATTTTTGTAATTATATATATAAAAAAGTAAATAAATTAATTATTTTAGATAAACTTACATATGTAGCTAATAAAGAAAGTATTAATTATATTTTAAATAATTTTAATGTAATTTTAATTGAAGATGATATTTTAAATCATAATTTTAATGAAACATATGATAAATATAATATAAATTATATTATACATTTAGCGGCTGAAACACATGTTGATAATTCATATATTTTTTTTAAAAAACATATTGATAATAATATAATAGCAACACAAATATTAATAGAATCTATATTAAATTATAATAAAAAAATTAAATTAATACATTTTTCAACAGATGAAATTTATGGCGAATCTAATAATGATACTATTATATTTAAAGAAGATTCTAATTTTAATCCAACTAATCCATATGCAGCAACTAAAGCTAGTGCTGAATTAATTATCAATACATATAAGTATTCTTATAATTTACCAATAATAATAACGAGATGCAATAATGTATATGGAATAAATCAACATAAAGAAAAAGTAATTCCTAAATTTATATCTAATATAATAGATAATAAACCGATTGAAATACATGGTACACAAAATAAAAAAAGAGATTTTATATACATTGATGATGTTATAAGTGCATTAGAAATTATAATAATAAATGGAGTAGATAGTGAAATATATAATATTGGTATTAATAATCCAATATATATATACGATTTGGCAAATATAATATGTAATAAAATGAATAAAAAAAATCATAAAATTTTAAGAGTAAAAGATAGACCTTTTAATGATTATAGATATAATATAGATAATAGTAAATTAATGAATATAGGTTGGAAACCTATTTTTATTAATAAAAATGATTTTGAAAAAAATTTAGAAAAGATTATAGATAATATAAAAAATAATTAATTATATTCTATTAATTTAATTATTTTACCTTTAAAATACCAATTAAAATATGTTATATTAAATAATTTATTAAATTGATTTGTTGAATAATTATTATTACATTTTAAATAATGATTATTATTATATAATAAATATTGTAATTGATATATTTGATTTTTTAAAACAATAATTTTTAATTCCCAATTTAACTTATTTAATATTTCATATTCATTTTTTGAAATATCAATTGCATTTATATTATTAAAATAAAATGTTGATGGTACATGAGAAATATCCATTATATAAGTTATATTATATAATAATATCAAATATCATTTTTTTTAAAATTTATTTAAGAATTACATTTAATTAATGTTTAGAAAAAGAAAAATGAGTGGAAATAAAATTGGGATGATTAATACAACAGAATTTGATAGTGTTGTTAAAAAACTAAGAGAATTCTTTCAGAAAAAAGGATTTGAAGAAGTACATACGCAAAGTAGATTAAGTATATTAGCTGCATGCGAAGATCCCAAAACTATATCCACTTATAGTTATTCAGGTCAAGTTTGGCCTTTACCACAAACCGGACAAATGTGGTTAGAATATGAATTACTAAGTAAACCTGAAGCAAATGGATTTTTCTGTGTAAGTACTAGTTATAGAAATGAACCAAATCCTGTTCCAGGTAGACACGATAAAATATTTCCAATGTTTGAATTCGAAATGAAGGGTGGTATGGATGAAATGAAAAAAATGGAAGAAGAATTGTTAGATCATTTAGGTTTTAATAAGTTTTATCCTTCGGGAACTTATCCAGAAGGAGATTATATTGATATTGCTGAAAAATATGAAACAAAAGAACTAGAACATGAACATGAAGAAAAACTTAGACAAGATCATGGACCAGTTTTTTTCTTAAAGCATTTCCCTAATTTTAGTTCACCATTTTGGAATATGAAACAAGCTGATGATAGTACTGTAGAAGGAGGTCATGCTAAAAAAATTGATGTAATTATCAATGGAATTGAAACAATTGGTAGTGCTCAACGATCTACAGATCCAGAAGAAATGAGAAAACAATTCTATAATATAAGTGATGGCGCATATGCGAATATTTTATTTAGTAATTTTACAAAAGAAAGAGTTGAAAGAGAACTTAATGAATTTTTAAGTTTTAATTTCTTTGAACGTTCGGGTGGCGGAATTGGTATAACTAGATTAATTAAAGTAATGAAAGAATCAGAATTGCTTTAATTATTAATAATTTATTTTTATAAATAGAATTAAAATAAAAAAATTGATTTTATATTAAATTATTAATTTTAATAATGTTTGAAACATTTTACAGCGAATATTGTAAAAATTATTATAATTTGGAAGCATATATAATTTATATTAAAAGTTTTGATATGGTATCTATTATTAATAATAATATGTATCCTGAATGTAATATATCATTCTAAAGTATTTATATTACATCATACAGTATGATTTCCAGAAATATTTAAGTTGTATTTTTTCCATTCGGGTATAATTAAATCACCATCTATTATAATATCTAAGTTATTATTATCCATATATATTAAATCACTTAATTTATTAAGATCATTATAATTATTAAAAGTTTCTTCAGATTTAACAGTAATTATCGTACCCGTTACACTTAAATCTACTTTTATATCAATATCTTTATCTAAATAATAATTTTTCATATATATTTATTCTATTTTATAATTATATTTAAAAATAAATTTTATTATAGTTAATAATATGAATGTTTTTATAATTGGTCACAATGGTTGGATTGGTAAAAAATTTTGTAATATTTTAGATAATAATAATATTAATTATAAATATTCAAATTTGCGCGCTGAAGATGATAATATATTAAAAGAAATATTAAATTATAATACAACCCATATATATTGTTGTTGTGGTAGAACACATGGTTATATTAATGATATAAAATATAATACTATAGATTATTTAGAAGATCCTTCTACATTAAAAGAAAATATTAATGATAATTTATATGTTCCATTGTCATTAGCTTTATTTTCTGATAAAAATAATATTCATTTCACTTATATTGGAACAGGTTGTATATTTGATGATTCTATTACTAAATTTAATGAAAATGATAAACCCAATTTTTTTGGTTCAAATTATAGTATTGTTAAGGGATTTACTGATATGTTGATAAAACAAACCAATGCCTTAATATTAAGAATTAGGATGCCAATTTCTAGTGATAATAATGAAAGAAATTTTATTACAAAAATAACAAAGTATAACAAAATATGTAGTATCTCTAATTCAATGACAGTATTAGATGATATGCTACCATTATGTTTGAAAATGATGATTAATAAAGAAAAAGGTTGTTATAATTTTACAAATCCTGGTGTAATATCACATAACGAAATTTTAGAATTATATACAGATATTGTTGACAATAAATTTAAATGGAAAAATTTTTCTATTTACGAGCAAAATAAAATATTAAAATCTAAAAGAAGCAATAATCATTTAGATACAAGTAAATTAGAAAGTAAATATGAAGTTAAACATATTAGAATGGCATTATATTATTCATTAGAAAAAATGCGTAAAAATAATCAAGAATTATTAATGATAAATTAACAACTATTTCAAATAAATTAGATAATATTTAGTCATCCCACCATAAACCCACAACAGTTCCTTTAGTTCCTGTTGGTACCCAATGTATCCAAAATTTAACACTACCTCCATCTCTTGTTTGTGGAAAGTCCCATCCGTGACCTGGACTAGGATGTTGGCCCAATCTTTTAAAAGTATTACCTTTTTTTAAAAATATTGCAGGTTTCGCCCATTGATGATTTGGATCATTTTTATCTCCCCAATTATTCCATGTACAATATAATAAAGCATTATTAGCCCATGTATGAACCCATACGTCTCTACTGCCACCGCTTTGAGGTGCTGTTACATCTTGTATTTTAATAAAAGGTAAATAACCCCAAAAATGATTTCTATGTTCTTTTCTTTTATCTCTTGGAATACTTTTAATATCTAATGGTCCTGCTGGCCCTTGTGGACCTTGTGGCCCCTGCTGACCTCTTTCGCCATCTTTTGGTGGTGCTACTTGTGGTGCAGGTGCGCCTTTCATACCTGGAATTCCAGGTAATCCTGTTTGTGCTACTGGACCAGCAGTACCAGGAGGCCCAGAGGGTCCCTGTGGACCTTTTTCTCCGATAGCACCTTGTGGACCTCTTTCACCTTGTTTTCCTGAATCACCTTTACCAACACATAAACTACTATTACCTTGTAAACCTCTTGCACCTTTTTGACCGGTCTTACCAATATCACCTTTATCACCATCTTTGCCACGTGGAATGGGAATTATAATTTCTTGTATACCATCCTTTGCTTGTTGTTCTATAGAAGGATAGTTTTCTTCCGGAAATTTACCTAATATTTCTCTACTTTCTTTATCAATAAATTTGATTGGTGGAATAGGTAAAGCATTCTTACCTTTTTTTCCAATTTTTCCTTGTCCTCCCTTATCGCCTTTATCACCTTTGGCACCGGTATCACCTTTATCCCCTTTATCGCCTTTATCACCTTCGTTTATGTTTTCTTCATTTGAATTAATATCTAATTTTTTTCTAGCATTTTTATTATTTTCATCTTTTACACTAATAATATCTTGAAATTCTTCAGTTTGATTTTCATTATTTATAATAAATATTAATAATAAACAAATAAATATCAATAATATTAAAAATGCATATATTTTTAAATTATAACTATTAATTGAAATAAGCATTATAATTTATTACCTCTATTATTATTTTTTATTTTTGTTCACATATTAAAAAAGCAAAGGGTGTATTTAACATATAATATGGATAATTATTAATATTAATTAAATCTATATTTTGATTAATATCTATTATTTTTGTAATATTCAAATCTATATTATCATAATAAAAAACCTTTCTTGTATTATTTTTGAATTCAATTATAATATTATCTTCTGATTTATAATTTAATGAATTATAATATATTGCATCTATAAAATTATTAAACATTATTAGATCATGAATATTTATTTTATGTATTATATTTCTATTTGATATTTTATGATTATCTATTTTTAATTTATATTTATGATTTAATTGATTTAGATATTCATCAGTATATTTTTTACCAGTATTAATATTATTAGATATATATGTTATATTTTTAGATGTTGAATTTTTATTTAATGTATTTAAATAATTTGCTGTATCATGATATTTTTGTAATTTTAAATTAGGTTTATTATATGAATTATTATATGTTTTAAGTGCTAAAATATTTATATTTAATCTTAAATTTTTATTATTAAAAATATATGGTTTAATAAAAGATTTGGCACATTTAAAATTATTAAAATTTAAAACTAATAAAATTATTTTTATATATTTAAACATATTTTTAATTATAATATAATTTTATATTTATATATAAAAAAAATAAAATTAATTAGAATAGGCAAGACCACCCATACCAGATAATATACGTAATACGTTATAATTTACAGCATAAACACTTATTAAACCAGTTACACCACTTGCTACTTGTAAATGAGCACTATCAATACGAGACATATTAAGAGTACCAGATGGTTGATGTTCTTCTGGTTTCAATGCAAATGAATATACATTTATACCTAATTTGTAATGATCTGGCGTATTTTCATGATGTTGATATGGTTGTATGATTGAGAAATATGCGCCATCTCTTTCAGCAAAGCGATCATTTCCATTAAGTTGTAATTTTGCTCTTCTAACAGGATTGCTTGGTAAACTAAGGAGTACATCTTTGTTACTACCATCACCTTGTGTATCACTAACGCCATCTGATGTAATATGATTATATTGATTAAATGCATCGCTTGAGAAATTATTCCAATATGGTTTACTTTCTTTAGTAGCAATTTCACCAATGCCGAGAGTTGGAGTAGGGGCACCAGTTTGAGAGTCTGGTTTAATAGTCCATATTAATTCTTTAACGGGATGATTGAAATTCATTCTTACACTCTTAAGTGCATCACCTAATGATTGAGTAATTTTGTCAGCACCAGTAAATTGTAACTGTTCTATTAAATATTCATGAGATAATTGTGCAAATCTTCTACGTTCATCGGTATCTAAAAAGATATAATCGACCCATAATTGAGAAGTTTCCATTGATAATGTTCCACCTTTATTTGTATTATTATCTTCATCTTCTTTAGTAGTACCATCATAGCTGAAGTTACCATCAGTTTGATCAACTAATTCATTCGCATTAGCATATTCAATATTAATTTTAACTTCATGATATTGTAAAGCAATTAATGGTAAAGCCAAACCTACATTGCGACAGAACCAAAATTCTAAAGGTATATATACTTCTACCTCGTTACCACCATCAAGTAAAACAGATGCATTTCTTTGATTGCCACCAACCATAACATCATAACCAGTTTTTTTACCAACAGGCATACTTAATTCATTCCAAATATATAACCATTCAGAATAATGTTTATCAATACGTTGTCCGCCAATTTCTAATTCAATATTTTTAAGTAATCTTAAACCATAATATGGTACAAGTGCTAATTTAGTTCCAGCACTGGCTGTATTTTTTAAAGTAGCTCTGAAATATATTCTATTGATTAAATCACCATTGCGTGTTATCAATACGCTAACACGAGATCCTATACTTGGATTTCCGTTAAAACTTTGTTCGATTGCTTCCATCGCAAAATTAGTGTGACGGCGATAAACTACTTTAAAAAAAGTAATTTGTGGATTACCTGTTAAATATACATCTTGTGCACCATATGCTACGAGTTGAAGAAGACCACCACCCATTTGTTTTTAATTCACTTTTATACTATAATAGGAGAAAAAAAAATATAATAATTAAACTTAATTACTATAAGCAATACCGCCCATACCCGATAATATACGTAATACGTTGTAATTTACAGCATATATAGAAACTGACTTACCTGATCCCCCCGCACCAGAAACATAATCTAATGATAATGTTGCTGAATCAATACGAGACATATTAAGAGTTCCGGATGGTTGATGTTCTTCGGGTTTTAATGCAAAAGAATAAACATTAATACCAACATTATTTGGTACATTTTCGTGATGTTGGAATGGTTGTACTAAATTAAAATATTTACCATCACGAGAAGCAAAGCGATCATTGCCGTTTAATGTCAATTTGCCTTCTTTAACAGCATTGGTTAAACCTGAATTTGGACCTATTAATGCGCTAAGAGCATCATAATTAGCAGCACTAGCTTGTGTAACAGCAGTTGCGCTGCTAGTAAAGTTAAACCAATTGTCATTATTTGGAGTATCAGTTTGTACAGTCCATACCAATTCTTTAACAGGATGATTGAAATTTAATTTAATTTTATTACCAGCAACTTCTTTGCCGGTAAATTGTAATTGTTCGATTAAATATTCATGAGAAGATTGAGCGAATTTTCTACGTTCATCAGTATCTAAATAAACATAATCAACCCATAATGATGCATTTAATGTAGCACTAGTAGTTGCAGTTTCACCTTGTTGAATACATTCTGACTCGGGAGCAAATTGAATATTAATTTTAACTTCATGATATTGTAAACCAATTAAAGGTAATGCTAAACCAACATTGCGACAGAACCAAAATTCAAGAGGAACATATAAATTACCATCTAAATCGCCACCTGGTCCACCAACCATACTGTAATAAGCATCTTTTTTACCAACTGGTAATGATAATTCATTCCAGATGTACATCCATTCAGCATAATGTTTATCTATTTTTTGCCCTCCAATTTCAACTTCTGCATATTTTACTAAACGTAAACCATAAAAGGGACAACATTTAGGTTCAGTAGTATTAACTACTAAATAAGCACGACTGATTAAATCACCATTTCTAGAAATAGTGCTTGTAACACGTTGTCCGTAACCTACAGAACCATTGAAAGTTTGTTGAATAGATTCTAAAGCAAAGTTAGTATGTCTGCGATATACTACTTTGAAAAAGGTAATTTGAGGATTACCAGTTAAATATACGTCTTGAGCACCATAAGCAACGAGTTGAAGAAGACCACCGCCCATTTTATTTTTGTTCTTTCTATTATATTATTTAAGAAAAAAAATAAGTAATTTATTATCTAATTGGAATACGCGATGCCACCCATACCAGATAATATACGTAATACGTTGTAATTTACAGCATATACAGATACCATATCAGCCGCATCACCAGATGTATCATATTCTAAATCTAATGTTGCAGAATCAATACGAGACATGTTTAGAGTGCCAGATGGTTGATGTTCTTCAGGTTTTAATGCAAAAGAATAAACATTGATACCAACGTTATTTGGTACATTTTCGTGATGTTGGAATGGTTGTACCATTGAGAAATACATACCATCGCGTTGAGCAAAACGATCATTGCCATTAAGTGTTAGTTTGGCTTTACTAATTAAATTGACTGGAGCACCAGCTGGACCAACAAGATTGGCAAGAGTTGAATATTTTTTATCAGTCGAAGCAGAAACTACATCTTTATCACTGGTATAATTAAACCAGTTATTTACGTCTCTAGAAGCACCTTCAGCAACCCATACTAATTCTTTAACAGGATGATTAAAGTTTAATTTAAGTTTTCTATTTGCTTGTTCTTTTCCAGTAAATTGTAATTGTTCGATTAAATATTCATGAGAAGATTGAGCGAATTTTCTACGTTCATCAGTATCTAAATAAACATAGTCTACCCATAAGGAAGCAGATAATGAGCCGGCTGTAGAAGCTACTTCGCTTGCATCTGCAAATTGAATATTTACTTTAACTTCATGATATTGTAAACCAATTAAAGGTAATGCTAAACCAACATTGCGGCAGAACCAAAATTCAAGAGGAACATACATAGTACCTACTGCAGCAGAAGTGCCACCCGGTCCACCAACCATATTGTAATAAGCTTGTTTTTTGCCAACAGGCATACTTAATTCATTCCAGATATACATCCATTCGCCATAATGTTTGTCTATTTTTTGACCGCCGATTTCTAATTCAACATATTTGATAGCGCGTAAACCAACCATTGGCGCTAATCCAGTAGAACCACTAGTTGACATTTCTAAATAAGAACGACTGATTAAATCACCATTTCTAGAAATGGTAGCTGTTACACGATTGCCCCAGCCAACAGAACCATTAAAAGTTTGTTGTATAGATTCTAAAGCAAAGTTAGTATGTCTGCGATATACTACTTTGAAAAAGGTAATTTGAGGATTACCTGTTAAATATACATCTTGTGCACCGTAAGCTACAAGTTGAAGAAGACCGCCACCCATTTTAATTTATACTTTCTTTTATACTATATAATTAGAAAAAAAAAAGAGAGAAAACTTAATTAGAATAGGCAAGACCGCCCATACCTGATAAAATACGTAAAACGTTGTAATTAACAGCATATACTTGCAAATTACCTGTTTTCTTTGTTGCATCTTCTATTTTTAATGCTAATACGGCGCTATCTATACGAGACATATTGAGAGTACCCGATGGTTGATGTTCTTCTGGTTTAATAGCGAAAGAATACACATTGATACCACCATTTTTAGGTACATTAGTATGATGTTGATACGGTTGAATTTTATCGAAATAAGTACCATCACGTGGAGCAATACGATCATTACCATTAAGTCTAATGTGTGCTGTAGTAACAGGATTTCCACCAAAAACAGTAGCGTCGTCATCCTTAGAATAATTATTCCATTGTAATACAGGATTTTTAGTAGTTGCGGATTTATCACCAGGCCATTTAGAAACCCATACTAATTCTTTGCAAGGATGATTGAAATTTAATCTAACTTGAGTATTGTATGATTCTTCACCGGTATATTGTAATTGTTCAATTAAATATTCATGAGATAATTGAGCGAATTTTCTACGTTCATCAGTATCTAAATAAATATAATCGACCCAAATATCAACTCTTGTAAGATCACCAATTGTTACAGCATTACCAGATGGTTCGTGTACTACTGAAGTATCAGCGTCGGCAGCTTTAAAATTAACAGCAACTTCATCTTTTTCAGCAAAATCAATTTTGAATTTTACTTCATGATATTGAAGAGCAATTAAAGGTAATGCTAATCCGACATTGCGACAGAACCAAAATTCTAATGGAATATACAATTTACTTGAAGCCGATGTTAAAACAGTAGATAAAGCACCACCATTTGCACCAACCATTTTATCATAACCATATCTTTTACCAGATGGTAAAGACAATTCATTCCATATGTACATCCAATCAGAATAATGTTTATCAATTTGTTGTCCTCCGATTTCAACAGTTACAGATTTTAATAATTTTAATCCAACATAATTTACATAATGATCTTTTGCTTGATCTTGAACATAACCCAAACCGGGTAATTCAACTTCTACATATGCTCTATTTATTAAATCGCCATTTCTAGATACAGTACAAGTTATTGAACTACCATATTGCGCTGTTCCATTATAAGTTTGCATAATAGATTCAATCGCAAAATTAGTATGACGTCTATAAACTACTTTGAAGAAAGTAATTTGAGGATTACCAGTTAAATATACATCTTGAGCACCATAGGCTACTAATTGAAGAAGACCACCACCCATTTGTTATTTTATCTTTTTATACTATATAAAAAGAAAAAAAATAAAGATAAACACAATATACTTAAAAGAATTATTATAAAAAGTTTATATAAGATGTTTAAAGATAAAACATCTAAAAAAAGATTGAATAATACAGAAAATTATAAAGATAAATGTACTTTAGATACAATGCATCATAATATAATTAAAGATTTTGAAAATAAGTCAAAAAAATATAATGAATATATTATTAACTTAGATAAATTAAATTTAAATAAAAATAATATAATGTCGAATATTCAAATATTATCAGAAAATAAAGATAATTTAAATACAAAAGAATATAATAATTTATGGAATTCAAATATCAAAATTAAAGAAGAAATATATAATATAAATCAAGAACTTAAAAATATAGAAAACTATAATGAAATAGATTATTATAAAGATACAAGTGATATATTATTTAATTATTATGATATTATTGAAAATCAATCTAAAAATAGTAATCTTGCAAAAAAAACTGTTCTTGATGCTTTAAATAATAAAAATGTTACACATGTGAATAATACAGATAAAACAAGTTTAGTAGATGAATATTTATCATTAACTAATAGTCAATATGTAAAAAAAAATTTAAATGAAAATATAGAAATATGCAAAGAATGTCAAAATTCATTAACTTGTTTACAACATGAAGCAATTATGATATGTGAAAAATGTGGATACCAAGAATTATTACTTGTTGAGCAAAATAGACCGATATTAAAACAAAACGCTAAAGATACATCACATTTTAGTTATAAAAGAATTAATCATTTTAGAGAGTGGTGTAATCAAGTTCAAGGAAAAGAAAGTACCGATATACCAGATGAAATTTTTGAAAAAATTTTAAATGAAATAAAAAAAGAAAAAATTATAGATACAAAAACAATAACTTATACTAAAATGCGGGAAATATTAAAAAGATTAAGAATTAATAAATATTATGAACATATAAATTATATTTTAAATAGAATTAATGGTATTCCAACTCCTCAATTTTCATCAGAATTGGAAGATAAATTATGTTTAATGTTTAGGGATATTCAAGCACCATTTTTAAAACATTGTCCTAAAGACAGGAAAAATTTTCTATCATATAGTTATGTTTTATATAAATTTTTTCAAATTTTAGGTTTAAATGAATATCTTAAATATTTTCCATTATTGAAAAGCAGAGAAAAATTATATTTACAAGATCAAATATGGAAAAAAATATGCGAAGAATTAAATTATCCGATTATTCCATCATTGTAATTATTTTAATTCTTTTTTAATTACTTCTCGTATATTAGTACTTAAATTTTTAACATATTTACTTGATAACTTCTTTAAAACTTTTTCTATTACTTTTTTATTTATTTTTTTACCTCCTCCTGTTAAAGAACCAAATGACGAATATGATGTATCTATGTGTCCCATATTTGGCATTTCATATCCAGGACTACTATAATCTCTTTGTAATGTATCGAATACTGTGTGTTTAGTTGGTTCAATAGATGATTCTAATACATATTTACTACATTCTCCATTTTGTACAGGTACAGCACAACCTCTACCTCCTTTTTTCATTCTATTTTCTAAAATATATAAACAATTAAATTTATTATTTTTTATAATATGTATTCATTTGATAAATTATTACAGTTATATTATAAAACTGAAAATTCAGAAACTTTTAAAAATAAATATGTAGATAATTTAGTTGATAATATTAATAATAATAATATAGTTAATGATGAAAATTTTTTATTAGATTTTATTATTATTAATAATTTACATTATAAAATTGAAAATTATGTTAAATATATATATATTCTAGTTCCTATATTATTTTTTAATGTATTTATATTAGGATTTAAACAATTTATTTATATGATTTAATAAAGTAATATGGATTATAATACGGGTGGTAGAGTTAATTTTGATGGTACAACAGATAATAACGCAAATAATTTAAATAATATTACTATCGATCAAAAATTCTCTATTGTTATTGGCGAAAATGCAGGTCAAACTATTTTACCTTCTGCTTCAACAAAAGATGAATTTAATATTTTAATAGGACAAAATACAGCACAATTTTCTAAAAATATAGAACATTGTGTTATTATAGGTGAAAATGCAGGAAAATTTTTAGATAATGGTAGTGAAAATATAATAATTGGCAATGATTTTAATAATAATGTTTCTAATATTCATAATCTCTTATCAATAGGTTATTCAAATATTTTTAATTCAGATTCTATTTATAATAATATATTAGGTACTTCAAATATTATTTTATCAAATATAAATTCGAGAATTGATATACCAATATCATGTAATAACATAATAGGTAATAATAATAATATAAATAATTTAAATAATTCAATTATAATTGGTAATTATAATAATTTTAATAGTTTATCTGAAAATAATTTAATATGTATTGGTAATGATATTGAATATAATGATAAGTTATCTTTAAATATAGATAATTCTATTATTAAAAATAATAATAATTCATTTACTAAAAATGATATAACATATACTTATGATAATTTATTAATAGGAAATAATTATCATACTAAAATAGGAATTGGATTTGATGATTATAATTTGATTGATAATATTATTGAAAATGAAACTTCTAATATTTATTATAATAATTTAAAATTACAAAATCTTTCTATTGATTTAACAAGTAATACATTTGAGTCAAGTATTATTTTAAATATTACAAGTAATTCTGATAATAAATATATACAAAGTATTAGAAATAGTGAAATACAAACTTTTTTTAATATTGTAAAAATTACTCCTCTTTATACTAATAATGAATTAAATCCAACTTATTTAGATGAAATACCACATACATATTCTTATATTACTGATATTGCTAAAGAATTTTATGATCAATCTGCACTTTTTATTGAAGAAATTCAAAATCAAAAAATATTAAATAATATTAATCATTCTTTATATGTTAATAATGGTATAAATACAGATCATTTATCAATTAATAATAATAATAATAATAAAATTTCATTATATTCATCTGATAATTTAATAAGTAATATTAGTTATGTTTTACCAAATAATGATATAAATACTCTAAGTGCTAATAATAAATATGTTTTATCAATTTCAAATTATAATGAACTATACTGGTTATTAAATACAGATATTGATGATAATAATATTAAATTAAATAATATATCAAATTATTTAAATAAAATTGAAAGTAAAACATCAAATATAAATATATTAAATAATGGAAATATAATTTTAAATTCTGATTTTACTGTAAATGGTATATTAAATATTAACTCGCTTAATATAACTGGGAATACCTCTTTTTTAACTAAAGATGATGTTTCTACTATTCAAGGCGAACCTGGTCCTCGTGGTTTAAAAGGAGACAGGGGTGATAATGGTAATAAAGGTGATAAAGGCGATAAAGGTGATAAAGGCAATGGATTTAAAAGTATTAATTATGATAATACAACAGGTATAATTACATTCGATAGTGATGATGGATTATTTTTAAAAACAGATGATATAAGAGGAGAAAAAGGAGATGGTTATACAGGTGCATATTATAATCTCGAATCTGGTAAAATTACATTTTTAGGTACAAAAGAAGAATTAAATTTTACAACTGGTAGTATTATTGGACCACGTGGTGAAAAAGGTGATAATATAGGTGAAGTTATATTTTATAATTATGATAAAAGTATTCAATTAGGAAAAATAGGTGATTCTTCAATTTCTAGTACAGATATTTTAATACCAAATGGTCATCAGGGCATTCAAGGTATACAGGGTTTAACTGGATTACGAGGTGAAAGAGGAGAACATGGTATTGAGGGTGCGCCTGGACCTATTGGTCCACAAGGACCACAAGGATTAAGAGGTTCACCTGGTACTGCTAACGTTGTTGCACCTGTGAATGCAGGTGATTTTATCATAATTAATTATGATAAATCTGGATATCCTAAAATTAATACTGATATTAATAATATAGTAGCACATATTCAATCAGATTCATCTATTGGACTAGATTCTACTTTACATGATAATATTTTAGAAATTGAAGGTAAAACTTCTAATATTGAAATAATTGATTCAGGTAATATTAAATTATATAGTGATTTAACAATAAATGGCGATATTAATATTAGTTCTGGTTCTAGTTTTAAAATTAATGGTGTAGCAATAGCAACAACTGATACAACATATACAGCGGGTACTGGTATTAGTATAAGTGGTACAACAATTGATTCTCTGATAACACAATATGAAGATAGTAATGTACTAACATTATTAAATACAACTGGTGTTACAGGTGGATTAAAAGTTACTACTGGTAATGTAGGAATCGGA